AATAGACCAATACAAGAATTAAGCACTAGTGCTAAAGGTGGTAAAATACAAAGTTTAATACAAACTTATAATTACTATCTGCAAATGATGCGTGATGTAACTGGTTTAAATGAAGCTAGAGATGGTACAATGCCTGATAAAAATGCTTTAGTTGGAGTACAAAAACTAGCGGCTGCAAATAGTAATACAGCCACAAGACACTTATTACAATCTAGTTTATATTTAACACTATCTACTGCAGAGTGCATAGCTATGAGAATATCTGATGTTATAGAATATTCACCTACAAAACAATCGTTTATTAAAAGTTTAGGTAAATTTAATGTAGCTACATTAGAAGAAATGTCCAACTTACATTTACATGATTTTGGTATATTTTTAGAATTAGCACCTGATGAAGAAGAAAAAGCTATGTTAGAAAATAATATACAAGTTGCTCTTCAACAGCAAAGTATAGAGCTTGAAGATGCTATTGATATTAGAGAAGTTAGAAATATAAAACTAGCAAATCAATTATTAAAAATACGTAGAAAGAAAAAACAAGATTTAGACGATCAAAAAGCAAGACAGAATATAGAGCAACAATCTCAAGCCAACGCTCAAGCTGCTCAAGCAGCGGCGCAAGCTGAAATGCAAAAATCACAATCACTTGCGCAAACAGAAATACAAATAGAGCAAACTAAAGCTCAATTTGAAATGCAAAAAATGGAAAGAGAAGCTCAAATAAAAAGAGAGCTAATGGAATTAGAGTTTCAATTTAACATGCAGTTAAGACAAATGGAAACTCAATCTAATACTAAAAAAGAAACAGTAAAAGAAGATCGTAAAGACGAAAGAACTAAAATACAAGCAACTCAACAAAGCGAGTTAATTGAGCAAAGAAAAGGAAAAACTGGATCTAAGAATTTTCAAAACCCAGGTAATTTTGAATCAGCTGGATTTGATAACTTAGGTGGTTTTGGTTTAGAGCAATTTGAACCAAGATAATTACTAATTATATAATATTTTATTATGGAAGAAAACACTGAAAAACAAGAACAAGTTATTCAAGAGGTAAAAACAGAAGAAACAAATACACCTGTTGAACAACAAACACCTCCTGAAGAAAAAATTTCTTATTCACAGGTGGCAGAAGATGGGACTTTTAAAGTAGACCTATCAAAACTAAAACAATTTCAAGAACAAGAAGAAAAACAAAAAGAAAATGAGCCCGTTCAAAAGTCAGAAACAAAGGAAGTGGATGTTCAAGAACAAACCGGAATTAGCAAAGCGGTGGGCGAAGAAATCAAAAAGCAAGAAGAAGAAACGCAGAAAGAAGAAGTAGTTCTTGAAGAAGTATCACAAGAAGAAGTTGAGCAACAAGTTGAACAACAAAACTTAGTGGTAGATGAAGTATCACCAGAGCAACCAAAACAGCCAGAGGTTGTTGTGCCAGAAAACTTACAAGATCTAGTTAAGTTTATGGAAGAAACTGGTGGTAGTTTAGAAGATTATACAAGATTAAACGCTGATTATTCAAAGGTAGATGATTCTACTTTATTAAAAGAATATTATAAAAATACTAAACCTCATTTAGATTTAGAAGAAATAGATTTTTTAATCGAAGATACTTTCTATTTTGATGAGGACATTGATGAGCCAAGAAATATTAAAAAGAAAAAATTGGCCTTCAAAGAAGAAATTGTAAAAGCTCGAAAGCATCTTACTGGTTTAAAGGATCAGTATTACAAGGAAGTCAAGTTGGGTTCTAAGTTGACCAGCGAGCAGAAAGAAGCATTAGATTTTTACAATAAATACAACCAAGAACAAGCTGCTAATAGTGAGATTCAAAAAAGACAAATTGATCATTTTCAAAAATCTACTAACAACGTTTTCAATAATAATTTCAAAGGTTTTGATTTTAATGTTGGGGATAAGACGTATAGATATAATATTAATAATGTTCAAGATGTAAAAACTTATCAAAGCGACATAGTCAATTTTGTAGGAGAGTTCCTAGATGAAAATGACATGATGAAAGACGCAAAAGGGTATCACAAAGCTTTATACGCCGGTAGAAATATTGATAAAATTGTAAAACATTTTTATGAACAAGGTAAAGCAGATGCTATAAGGGAGAGTGCTGTAAGCGCTAAAAACATTGATATGTCTCCAAGAACAGCTGCGCGTACCATTGAAGCTGGTGGTGTAAAAGTTAGAGCTATAAGTGGCGATGATATGTCTGGGTTGAAATTTAAAATTGGAAATAAATAACAACTTAAAATTTAACAAAAATGGGATTTAATACGTCTTTGGGGTTACAAGGTTCATACGACCTTACTACTCCATCCCCAGTTGTAAGTAATAACAATTATATTGACTTTACTTCATCTGCAACAGCAGGCTGGGCACAACAATACTTACCAGAACTTTACGAACAAGAAGTTGAAAGATACGGAAATCGTAGGTTAGGTGGATTCCTTAAAATGGTAGGGGCTGAAATGCCTATGGAATCTGACCAAGTCGTGTGGTCTGAGCAAAACAGATTACACATTGCAGTAAAAAGCTCAGGAGCAGCTGGTAGCACAACTAGTGTACAATTAGAAGGTACAGCGGGTAATATTTCGCTTGGATCTGCTAATGTTAACTCTTTTAGAGTTGGTAACACTGTTATCGTTACTGATGCAGCTACTGGACTTAAAACACTTAAATGTTATGTTTCAGCTACGTCTGGAGTTGCTACTGATGCTGGTAGTAATAACATAACTGTATTACCTTATACACAAACTGATTTATCAGGTGGTGATGGTAGTGCTGTAGTGTTTTCTGACAATGAGCAAGTAAATATCTTTATCTATGGTTCTGAATTTGGAAAAGGTTCAGCTTCTATGGGAGATGGAACTAACTCAGGTACTGGTCTTAAAGCTCAGTTTCAACAATATTCTAACAAGCCAATCATTATCAAAGATCACTTTAGAATCTCTGGTTCTGATACTGCTTCTATTGGATGGGTTGAAACTACTGACGAGGCTGGACAAGTTGGTTATTCTTGGTATTTAAAATCTGCTGGTGAAACTAGAATGAGATTTGAAGATTATCTTGAATTAGCTATGGTTGAAGCTGTTGAAGTTACTGTAGGTGCTTCTACTGTTGATAGTACTATTGCTGATGCTAATGATGCTACTGGTACTCAAGGTCTATTTGACGCTATTGAGAACAGAGGTAATATCTTTGAAGATCTAGAAGATCTTGCTGATTTTGATTTAATACTTAAGAATCTTGACAAGCAAGGAGCAATTGAAGAGAACATGCTTTATGTAAATAGAGATTTAGCTCTTACAATCGATGATATGATGGCAGGATTAAATGCTAACTATTCAAACGGTGCTTCTTTTGGTGTATTTTCTAATAGCTCTGACATGGCGCTTAATTTAGGTTTTTCTGGACTTAGAAGAGGTTCTTATGACTTCTACAAGTCTGACTGGAAATACTTAAACGATGCTGCTGGTAGAGGAGGTTTTGGAGACATTTCAGGTGTTTTAATTCCTGCTGGTGTTTCATCTGTATATGATGAAGTATTAGGTAAGAATGTTAAGAGACCTTTCTTACATGTAAGATATAGAAGATCTGCAACTGATGACAGAAGAATGAAATCTTGGGTTACTGGTTCTGTAGGTTCTGCTTCTTACAGTGGTACTGATGAAATGCAAGTACACTACTTGTCTGAGAGATGTTTAATTACTCAAGCTGCTAACAACTTTGTGTTGTTGAAAGAATCATAATTATTAACCTTTAAAAATAAATAAAAATGGAAAAATATCTATATTTTATGGAGGAAACAGATGGTGCTTTTGACGCTGCTAATGATGCTATGTGTAGACCATTATCTCAATTTAGAGGTTTTGGTATTGTAGCTTCAACTACTAGCTTAGAAATGCATTTTGATAGTATGCTTGGAACAGGTGCTGATATTGCAGCTGTAGATAAAGTTGTACTTACTGTTACTGCTAATACACAGAAAAAAGTAATGCAAGACATCGTAAGAGCTTTGAATTCATCTTCCTTTGCAGGTGGTGATACTAACTTCTTAGTTATTGCTGATGATACAAACAGCGTATACGCTTCTAGCGATATTTCTGGTTGTGCTATTACTGTTACTGCTGCTGCGTAACAACTATATTAAACCAAAGGCGTCTTAACGGCGCCTTTAGGTTTATTTTAACTATTTAATTATATTATATTATGGCAAAAAAGAAAAAAGAAGTTGAGGTGGTTGAAACTCAACACCCTAAATGGGAAGTTAAAGATAGACAGTATTATTTAAAAGGTTTAGGTTCGCCTTTAACCTATGTTTTACAGTCTAAATCAACAAGAAAAAAACCAATGCTTTGGTTTGATGAATCC